AGAATTGCAACGAATTTATCTTCATTGAATAAAATATACCAAAGAATATATCCAACAACCAGTGTGGTCTTACCAACCTGACGACCTGCTTTTACGATTACACGACGATTGTCATTGATATCTTGTACTGCTTGCTTTTGAAATGGGTATAAAGAAATCTGTACGAACCCTTTATCGAGTGTAATAATCTTTACATAATTTTCAATAAAGTAAATTGGATCTTTTGAGCAGCGAATAAACTCACGAATTTGATCTTCCGTAAGTTGCAGCGGCATGTTAATGCGCTTTAACTGAGGGTTGCCGAGGTAATGCTTAATTCTAGTCGGCAGATTCATTTTTTAGTTTCTTTAACAGCTCTGCCGTTGACCCAACAAATACTGCCTTGTCTACATTAATATTTGTAGGGACTTGTTCTTTTGGTTTTAATTCTTGCTGTTGTTTTTGAAGGATCATCAATTTCTCTGTAACATCAGAGAGATTCTTGATCATATTTGCAGCAACTTCATAGGCTCGTGGATGCTGTGATTCTTTTGCTACTTCTAGAATACCTTCGAGTGCTTCGTTTCCCCTTTCAATTAGATTATAATAATTTGATCGTGAGTAATCAGCATCAGAGTTTTCTGATGCATCTTGATGGATTGTTATTGGCTTGTCTTCCTTTATAGCAGGAATATAATCAGTGTTCAATAACTCTGACAAACTTTTATCTGTTTCACTCATACTATGTTATATTCGGATACTCTTCAATTGTTTGTGTAAATCCAAAATCATCATTCGCATTTGCAGTCAATGGGTTTGGTTCGACGGTAAGATTGACAAGTTGATTTACGTTAGTGTCAATTGTTGAGATTGTGAAGACTGCGTTTGACACAGCACCACGAAGTTTCTTACCGATTTCAATTCTGCCTTTAAAGTCTTCTAGAATAATTACATTTGATGTATTGCTCCAGCGAGAAACAAATCCTACTGAATTTGCTGAAGATAGAGTTCTGCCTTCGTATGCAACTTCACCAACCTTATAGTCACCAACTCCATTCGTTAGATTTAATCCAACAATACCTGTTAATGTATTATCATAATATGTATTCGCTGTGACTTTACGAATAACTTTATCATTACTGATTGGACCAAATAGATATGCTTTGGCAGTAAACTGTAATGTCCAAACTATCATGCGCAGTTCCATTGGCGTTCCTGTATCTCCGCTCAATGAATAGTCTACGCTCTCAAGAATAAATGGAACATCCATCGGAGGTGTGCCATCTGTAAGATCAATTGTAACTGTATAGTCTGGATTAAAATATGGTAGTATTTGTTCAATTAACTGTGTACCATCTTCAGTATTGCGCACATAAATTTGTAATGAGAAATTGAAATTATATGGTGCTGAATATGCAGTCTTTACAGTATTATTTGAACTTGTGTTAGCACTAATAAACTTTTGAAATGATGATACTTTACGCAATGGGTCATATGTAATAGAATCTATTTGAAATGACATTCTTGGAAGCGTCAACATTACTTCCTTGTTTAGATTTGGGTCTTGCGTAATACGAACATAAAATTTTTCTTTTTCTGAATATGTCAGCGGAACAGTAATACGCTCAATCTCTTGTGTTCCTGCTTTGTTATATCTAACAAGACGAATGTTATTGAACATCGTTCCGAAAGCAACGACAAGTTTTCTTGTGATTCGATGATAAAAGTGTTGTCTAGATAACATTTAATTACTCATTAGGCATACCGAATGGATTTGTTTCAGTCCAATCAAGAATATTATCAGCTTCTGTTTCAATGCGAACATTGTCATCAAACTCTGATTGACTATCTTCCATAGTATTTGCTGGTGTTCCAACAATCGTAGACCACTGCGCATTAGTGCTTTGACCTTTGATGACTGTGTTTCCTGTAAACTCACCGCGAATATTTCTTAATCGTAGTTTTCTTGTTAGTACATTCCAATTAGAGACATATCCGCGAGCTGTAGATGATGCGAGAGTCGCTCCTTGGAATACAACTTCATTTTTCGTATATGTTCCAGTGCCACCTGCTTGCATTGAATACTCAATACCAAATGCGCGAACATCAGCAACATCATCAATATCATCGATGCCTGTGTTAATTAATTCACCATTATATTTAAATACCTCAAGACTTAAACCATACATGTATGGTGCAACTTTACCTGCTTGGAAAAAGTTCTTTTCTTCTTCTACAAAGCGAATTTCTAAAAGTTTTTCTTGAATTGGTAAATAAATCAAATCGCCTTCTTTTGGAACATTGCGTAATGTAGTTGGAACAAAACGCTCAAATGTTCTTCGCGCAACGGCGACACGTGCAGCTTTTTGAAGCTCTAAACCAAACTTACTAAAGAACTCTTGATTGCCTTCGAAGTCATTTGACGATTCAAGGTACATATCAATCTTAAATGCTTTGCTATATGATTTGACAGGATCATCGCCAAATAATTCATCAAATGTCGATTGCGATTCGCGCGGCAAGTAATAGATGTCTATACCATGATTTTTGATTGATTCAATAATCATATCCTCGATGAGCATTTGCTCACGAGTGGCGCCTTGATTGTTAAAGTATACTGATGTTGGCATTTATCACCCAACAAACATAGCAGGTGGGGCTTCGTAAATGTCTCTAAGTTTTGCTTCTAACTGAGCGACTTCTAGAACTGCGTCAGTATAAATTTTATCTCCATTTACTACAAGTCCACCAGGAAGCGTGTAGTTTGAATATTTGGTTATATTTGAACCCCATTGCTCTTTGAACAGTGCAGTTGTATACTCTTTAAGCCATGGATCATTAAAGACGCGAGTATAAGTTGTTGGGTCAACAACTCTAAATGCCTTCAATACGATGTAGTCATCTGTGGTTGTTTTGCCAGCGATGCTAGAATGCAATTGAATACGATTTGTTTTACGATTATACTCGAATGGAATTTCACCAACTATAATCATATTAAGCATTTCTAAATGTTCGCGCGCGATATAATAATAGGTGTAAGAACTGGCTGTTAAATTATAGAAATCGTTTAATCGAATCTGATAATTAACATCAAAAATGTTAAAACCAGTTGCAGCATTCGAGGTAATGCTCTGACCGCTAATCGGCATTACGCGAGTCACGCCGATAATGTTATTCGGCAAATCGTAGTAATTGTTTGCAGCCAACTCTCCATTGGCTTGGACTGCTAGATAAATTTCTTCTGTACCATCGTAGTGATGATCGCGAAACTTACCCAATGCGTCGTCAATACGATCCTCTAACTGATCGTCATCGACATTGATATCAATTACTGGAAAGCCGAGTCTACGGAGGCAATAGTCTTTAAGTTCAGAACGAGAAGTAGGTGTTGCCATTGAATTCTCTTAAGAATGGAGAAATATAGCAATATTTATATATTACCGCCAAGCTGGTCCTTCAATAGATGACATAAAAACTCGGTATTATCTATTTCCCTTTTCATAGAACACAGCCAAACTTGCTGGTTCCATATCTTGAGGATTCGCCCATGGTAGCGTTCTTTCATGACCTGCAGAAAATTGATTCGCACACCCTGCTTCAATCGCCGAAACATCCAGAACAGATTTCACCCACTCCAGAACTTGTTCTTGCGACAAATTGCTGTAGTCAGTAAAACTGTCTGATGAGGGAGCAGAGAGACGGACAAAAGCCGATGTGTCTCTCTTAATCCCATCCTTCGTTGCAACAACTTTCCATTGAACGTCACGGACGACATTGTTCAAATCGCCAACAACTGGCAATGTTTGCATCGAAATGATTGACCACTTATAAGTGATTGCAGACATTAGGCTTGTTCAACGCTCACATCTGGCATTGCGGCTGGGGCTTGTTGAGCCTGAACCTGAGGAAGAACCTGAGTGCGAACGCGATCAATCACTGAAAGTGATGCCTTTGCTGGAAGTTCGCCAAGACCAGCAAGAATTACATTGACTTCATCAAGTGTCAATTCAATTTTAATACTATTCATAATTTGCTCCAAATAAAGAAAAGAAACAGAGACGGTTTATATAGTATAATTTAAAACGAGTAAAAAATCAAACTTTTTTTAACCACAGTACAATACAGTTGGGACGCAGTACGAACCGTCATCGTATTGGTGCGTCTTGACAGTGCTAGTGACTTTGCCGATGGTGCTGCTGCGAATGATGTCATCCGCTTGGACACGTGCCGTACCGTCGCCGTTAGACTCCAACAAGTCGCCTTCCTGCACCGTGACGCTGCCATTTACGCGACAGATAAACGCACCAATTGCTGTCACAAGCATGTCATTGGTTTCAGTCCAGTCGTTGTCCCATGCCATAAACACACCATAGACCTTCTTACTGCCAGCGGTGTCGCTAATTTTGCATTTTGGAAGACGCTCGTTGTCTTCACCTTCCCATTCGCAGAGTTCGTTGATTGTTTCCATCACTGTTCCGCGAAGAATTTCAATTCTTTCGCCATCTTTTAACTGCGACCAGTGTGACCCAGCGAAGGCGTTGTAGGAGACGGTGCTGCCAGAGACAGAGATGGTGCCTTCTTGTGTGCCGTCTTGAGCAAGAATTACTATAGTTCCATCACTTGTGTTTCTATTTGCCGATAACGCAAAATTGTCGCTACGACCAAATACAGCCGTTCCGTTGCCTTCAATCTGTGCGCCGTTTGTTCCTGTATTAAGCTCGGTTTTCCCTATAAGCAGATGTCCATCACTAGTGATGCGTGCGCGTTCGGTGGCGTTTGTTTCAAATGTAAGTGGAATAGAGGTTCTGTTACCAAGTACCACACTTCCAGAATCGGCGTACAACAAGCCAGTCCAAGTGCCACCAACACCCATCGCAACCATTGAAGAACTGCCGCCGTTGACAGTTGCCGTGACTCGTCCCGCTGCGGTGCCAAGCGCGGTTGTGGTTCCGACCATCCAGTTCCCACTCGCATCCAGCGTCATCGCCTGCGTGAACGTGATAGCGTTGCCTGCGGTGCCGGAGGGGGCGGTTAGCCAGCGATGTTCGCTGTTAAGTTGCAAATATTGTGCTGCCGGTTTTGTTCCAACATATATCCAATTCGTACCGTCGAAATACGCATTGTTATTGAAGTAAAAATACCTATCAGTTGTATTGCTCGTTGTAAAACTAGAAATTGAAGAGCCGTTATTTGCAACCTGAATCGCTTTGATAAGCGTTGATGACCACGCACTCGGCGTGACCCCGATGCCGAGGTTGCCGGAGGACGAAAGCAACATAGACGGCGTGGTGTACGTTGTGCCGCCTGCGGATGAGGACGGGTTAAACTCCAACGCGCCAGCCACGTTCCAGTTTGTGCGAATAGCCCAGTTAGTATTAATGCTTGACGCTTGAAACTCTAGCGAACTACCGTCACTAGACGAGGGGGTTGATTGCCCCAACTGCAAAATCTTGTTTCCGGTCGTGTTTGCAATACGCGCCGAGCCAGCAACGTCTAATTTGCTTCCCGGACTGCTCGTCCCGATGCCGACGTTGCTACCGGATAATTGCATCGCAATGTCGTTTGTTGCGCTAAATGCAGAGTTGATGCCCTGTATCTGCGTGATTCCGCTAGTTGTTTGCAGGGTGATATATGGTGAGCCAGCGCCGCTTCGGAATGCAGCAATGTATCCGCTTCCGTTATCTTTCTGAACCGTAAGGCCTATAATCGGACTGCTCGTCCCGATGCCGAGGTTGCCGGAGGAGTCTATTCTGGCTCGTTCCGTATTAGCCGTGCTAAATCCAAGAGAA